TACTTGCTGCTGTCCCATTTACATTTGCTGTATCGTTAGCTGTGTTAGATCCAGTTACATCAGCACCATCAGTATAATTTAAATTGTTCCTATTTTGGGTTGCTAAATCACCTTGATTAGCAATATTAGCTGCTGTGTTAGATCCAGTTACATCAGCACCTATAGTATAATTGCTTGTTGGTGTAATGAATGTTCCAGCTGGTGATGTAGTTCCAATATTATCAGTAGCGTTTTGTTTTGTGTGTATCCAAGAATTTCCAGTCTCTCCCCAAAAAGTCCATGCACCATTGAAAAGACAACTTGTCCATCCATATAAATAAACATATACTGAAACAACTTTTCCAACATATCCAAGTTTTAAATACTGTGATATATTATCTCCTGAATATTTATAATGTGGGATCCATATATCTCCTACACCATCTGTTTGTACTCCTATTTTCACTCGTATTTGAGAAGTATAACGACCTCCTGAATATCCATAACTAAAAAGACCATTCCAATTACAAGTTCTATGTGTTCCAGTTAAATCAAACTCAGCTACTTTAAACCAATATGTTGTACCACTATTATTATCAACAAAACAATCAATACAGTTAGGGCTCCCGTTTTCTTTAGGCAATGGAACTCCCTGGTAACCTCCCACACAATTTAATTCATTTAAAAGAAGAGCATCGTCAGGCTGGGAATTAATATCTATTCCCCATGTCGCTCCAGCTGTTGCATTAGTAGGAGGTTTAGTCCCTGTTATATTATTTGAATAATCAATATCAGAGTCTGTAACAATCATTCCTCTAATATTTAATTTCCCTGTGCTCTGATCCCAAAATAAACCACCAAGAGGATCCCCGGTACTTGTGAATTTGTAATTATATCCACCTATTACTGCATCACCGGGGGACAAAGAAAATGCCCCGATAGGAGAAATATCTCCCACTGTTTCTTGTTGCCATGAAAAATCAATATTACCTGAATTAAAGCAATGGGTAGACAGACCATCTAAAAAACCACCAAGCCCTACCTTATTCATTACCCATCCAGTGCCTTCTGGGATATCTCCTATAAAAAGACCTTTATTCCCAAAATTAAGTTGATCACCGGTATTAATCAGGACAGAAGAATTAAAAAACACATCACCATCTGCTTGAATTTTCCATCCAGACGAATATTCTGAATAATTAGAGCTTTGAAGATTCATACCAACAAATATTGATGAAACATCAATATGTTCTGCATTGATTGAATGTATAGCAATATCAGACGCACCTACCTGTAAGGTCGTCCCTGATTTTATGCTACTATAACCTGATTCATTCCCGGAAGAGTCAACGGCTTTCAATCGATAATAATAAGTTGTAGAAACATCTAACCCTGCATTATCACTATAAAAAGAAGCTTTAACTGTACCTAAAACTGTTATATTACTTGAAAAATTAGAGACAGTAGATCTTTCAACTATATAATGCGATAAATCTTTTTCAGTGTTTTGATTCCAAGATAAACCCATGACTTTAAAACCTGAAAGAACAGGTAAAGACGCCTTCCAAGTAGGCGTAGCAGGAGCGTTGGGATCTTTTGTGGTTGTAATGTTTATTTGAGTCGACCATCCGGTATGATTCCCAGAAACATCTATTGCCCTTATTTTCACCCCGTATGAAGTGTTAGGTATAATCGGCCAATGGAATTCAAGGTTAAAGGTATCATAAGAAGATGTTTTAGAAGTGCCAATATTTATTAAAGACAGATTATAATGATGGAAATCAGCAGAAACTTCAGCATTATTATTCCAGGTTGCTGATAAAGTAACAACATCACTACCGTCACTTGCAATCTCTGAAACGCTTGTCAACGCAAGCCCTGTAGGGATTAAAAGCGCACAATAATTAGTATTGACCTCAATAGATGCAGAAGAAGCATTAACAGATTCATTCTCTGTTTTATCAATCGCTTTTATCCAATATATTATTTCTTCATTTGTACCTTCAGGTATAGAAATACTCGCAGAATTAATAAGAGCAGTTGCAACTTTTACTCCTACTTCCCATGATGCTCCTGATCTTATTTCATACTTATCAATATCAACATCTTCAACAGCGGCCCAGGTAAAATCTACTTTTCGTTTTATGTTGTCCCATATTCCGGCAAAATTCGTGATATCAGAAGGAGCTGCTTTTTGTCCTTGGATTGTTATAGTCTCTGTATTGTTTCCTAAATCCTGTGCTGCTGCTCCTTTAATCATTATGTAAACTTTATAAGACCTGTCAGTCTCTTCATTTTGGGATGAAATTGTATATTTTTTAAGATCTGTATCCCCAACAAAATAAATATTATGCCCTGTTTCTGTAACATCTTGGATATAAACAGAAAAACCAGGATTGGCCGAATACGATAAATCTATATTCCAAGATACATTTATGAAACTTTTATACCCTAAATCATAAATTAATCCTTCTTTGATAGTTACGTTTGAAATATCATAACTATCAGCTATGTAAGGGATATCCTCTATTACATAAGAATCATTGTTTGTATAAATTTCAGGGAGGTATTCAATGGCGGTTATTGTTCTCTTCTGATCTGTTTCTCTTGTAATCCCCGTCAGCCTGTAAACACGGTCATAATTATATGCAACACCTAAATTGTATGGAGGTTTTTCTGTTATATCCGGGACAACAGACCATGCTGACGTCAACACAAATGTTTTTGCTGTAACAGGAGAAGAGCTTATTGTCTTTTCAACAAGAGAATCATCCTCAAGTCTTATTCTAAATGCGTATGTTTTCCCTACCTTGATTGTAACGTCTTGATCAAAAGTTACAAAGGGGCTCCCGGATCCATTATCATTACCGGCATCAACTATCCTGCCCCCAAGGTTATCTTCGTAACTTAAAATTGCATCCTGAAAATAAAATAGGTCTCCTACCACACATGTAAAGGAATCCCACATAGCGTCAAACGTGATAACCCTTTTTAATAAAGTTGTGCTATTGAGTAAAAACACCCCTGCCCGTACAGCTTCTTTTTGTGGCATAGATGCTTCATATGATATTTTCGCTTTCTTTTGAATATCAGGATCAGTTAAATAATCATCGGAAAAAACAGAAACTACTTGTCGTGTATACTCTTTATCTTTGTCTGTATATTCTATCTCAACAGCATTCGCCGCGTCTTTTTGAGATAGATAATGCATCTGAAAGCTACCATCTACAATATTCCCTTTTGAAAATAAATGAGTGGGTGAACTTGTTTCTAATTTATCAACAAAAACTCCATACCGGACGCCACGTCTTACTATTACTCCTCTCGCAATCCTCGCAATGCTTTGTAATTTATCCCAAAAATTAGACTTGTAAATAATTATATTATCAGAAAATCTATAATCCACATCTATAATTTCATCACAAAAAGCAGCAAACCCTTTCCAATCTTCCCAAACAAGTCTTTCCTTTTCAATAACACCACTTAATAAATACCAACATAACCATGCTGGGTTAGAGGCTCTCTTGTCTTCCCATTGCTCTGTATCTTCATTATATATTCTAACTTTATTCTTAGACGCAATGGCTGTAAAAGCCGGCATCCCCCCAGAAATTTGATCTGTTGCTTTTATTTTTACTGCGTATTTTGCAAGCCCAGGATAAATAATATTTTCATCTTTTAATATTTCTTGGATATACCCAACATGGCACACCTCAAAAGCGTTTGAATTATGATAGCTGTCAACCTCTGTCCAGTCATCATTTGTCCTTGTTATTCCTACCTCATATATGTCTGAAGAAGGAAAAGTAATTTCAACAGCCTTATGTTGCGCAGTTGTATATTTTCCAGACCAAACGACATCTTGGAACGGGATCCATGTTGTTTCTCCCTGTTTACGATACCGGATACTAAGATCAATTTCTCTTGGTTCTTTCTTCCCTTTATGGTTAACCCTGTATAATCCTGAAGGGGCAGAAAACACAATATTTGCAGCTTCAACATAAGATCCGGATGCAGGGACTGTAAATACTTGTTCTGTATCTTTTATTAATTTCGTATTTATATTCGTTTGTGTAATTATATCTCCAAACCCAGGAATAACCGCATCATTGGCAGTTCCAAGCCTTGTATAAACTTCTGCATCTGAATATTCTGTATAAGCTCTATTATTTATTTTTATATCTGCAATTGAATCTACTTCATGATCACAAATTCCAAAAAGTGCATATAAATATTCGTCTTGTTCTTCATATTTCGTAAAAGAATCGAGTAGCTGCCCAGCAATTTTATTTGTTCCAAATAAATATGGGATTTCAGCCCCTTCAGTGATAGAATTTCTTAGAGTGCCCCATCCATATGTTTGTTCTGATTGGAAATTATCAGCTTTGGGAACATCCGGCCCCAGCGCTGATACAAGAAGGCTTGCGCCATATCCCATCACAAATGCAACTGCAAGATACACAGCAGAATACACAAGGACTGCCCCTATACCTGCTTCCATTGCAGCCGTGAAGGTCATCCCTGTAATCCAAGACGTCATCCCTAAAACTTCAGTTTTAGCAACAACAACAATTTCAGAATCTTTTTTTACATTTATCTTATCAACTGCATCAACAGAAACATCTACACCATCCACAGTGATATAAAAATTCATTTCAGGATCATCAAGAGGGATATCCTGCAAATAATAATCCAAAGATTTTTTTGTGTCTGTAAAGATTCTCTCTTCAACTTTTTGAAGATCAAAAGGATTTTTTATTGTTGTGAGTTTAACTGTCATCCGATTTCCCTATATATTTATAGAAGCCAAGAACTCTATTTTTGTATTTTGGAAAAAGCCTTTCAACTGTACTGTTTGTTGTAAACATTATATGCAAGATACGATTATCTCCTATGTATGTTGCAATGTGATTAGCAAAATCAGGATTAGAAGAAGAGATTAAAACCCCACAAGGTATTTCAGGCTTTTCAATTTTAACCCAGTCTGTGAGAATATTTTTTTTAATTTCCTTATTGGAAACTTTCCTGCTGGCACATACGGCAATATTCGTACCTGGAATATTGTATCCATATTTTTTATGCACTGCCCGCATCAGATTAAAACAATCTATGCCATACTGATCATTCCCGTCAGCCTTAAATGGAATCCCTATTAAATCTCTAAAATTAATCATGAGAAAAAACCTTTTCTTCCAACAGACGGAAACCCACCGAATCGAGTCCCGTTTTCTAATTCTTTACATCTTGCATAAGTTCTGTTGCATTCAGTTTCAGTTCCGGCATATCCACAAAGAGTACTTTTAAAATCAAATCTACAACTATTTTTTAAATATCTATTCAAGGGGATCCTTAAATTATAAAGATTTTCTGCTCCAAGGGAAATATTCACATCTGCTTTATCTGTTATTGTTACATCAATTATTTCCAGGATTTCTTGCAGTTTTGGAGTCGTATTATCAAGATACTTAGAATCAACAAGGGAAACTGTTACAACTGCCCCATTTGCTCCATTAAATTCTTCTAAAAGAGGGATAACAAATCTATTAATATCTGTGAATGTTAAATTTACTTTTGGAACTTCTGATTCTTTTGTTTCGTTTCTACCTGTTAAATTAAAAATAGCAGGAAGATATGTATTACCATCCCAAACAATTTGAGCATTATTCAAACAGACATAAATAGAATCTTCTGCTTGATATTTTACTTCAATTAATAATAATTCTACATTAATTGAGGTTAACTTATTTTTTTCGATGATAGCATTTGTTGAAATATCAAGTGGCATATTTTAGACCTCCTGAAAAATGATTGAGGTTGCCCATCTGCCAATTCCTTGATTGTCATAAACCCAATCAAGGGAATCCTGCCCAAAAATGACAGTAAAAATCGTTGTATCTGTCGGGTCCGGGTTATCTAAATTAAAAGAAAGTCCCTGATTAGTATCAAAAAAAGCATTAACGGTTGCCTTATCTGCAGAAGACACATATACATATTTTAAAGTAAACTCTTTTTTCGTAATGGTCGCCCTTGCCCGGGACATTGGATATCCGGCTGCAGATGTTTTTCTATTTGCAATTTTAATGTTTTTTACTGTAAGCCCTGTTAAAATTTTTATTGTCGGGAAAATTGCCATTATCCTACCACCGCTGATTTAAGGTTTGACCGGAATCCGCTATTTCTGTGTATTGCATCAAGCACAACACCTATCACCCATTTTTCGCCGTCCCATTTTGGTTGCTGCTTTTTCACGTCTGCATCTGTACCGGTATTGTTAATGACGTTGATCTGGACTACAGGGGCATTATTGTTTCCGTCTGTTGCGATGCCTAAATCCCCTGATTTCGTTCGTTTTAAAGGCATGATAGCTTCAGGTTCTTTTTCTCCCATTACACCAAAACCCCCACCATAAGCGAACATTGTCGGTTGATCAACAATTTTGTTTGTGAAAGCCCCTCCATGGGCATAAGGAACCAGCCCGGCTTGTGAAAAAGCGTTCCCCTGGGCAGAAGCGAAAAAAGAAGACAAAAAATTCCCAGCTCCTTTGATTGCATTCCCTCCAAAAGTCATAAATGGCTCTGCAATTTCTTTTTGGATAACCATTTGTGTCAACATTTTTGCAAAAGATTTTCCAATGTCTTTAAAAGTCGTGTCTGAATTCCATAGCATATCATTCAAGGTAGATGAAAAACCACTTGCCCAACCGTCGAAAGCTTTTTGTATATCGGTTACAGCTGACTTATTGTTGTCGTACATCATTTTTGTTGACCGTTCTGTTACAGACTCCATATCTTTTGCTTTTAAACGCCATGAATCTACATATTTACCTGCAGAAGCAACACCTTCTTTTATCGCTGCACGTTCAAGGTCAATGCTGGCCTGTATTGATCTTGCCTGCACCGCATCTTTGTCTTTATATGCAAATGCCCATGAATCTACGTATGTTTTTTGTGCTGATTCTCTTTGTTTTGCAAGAGCCGCCAATAATTTTCCATATTTTTTTTGAGCTATCGTATCTTCAGAATGTGGCAACGGAGAAGGATCAGCCCCGAGGGTTTTTAAATATGCTCGATTGTTTTTTTCTGTAAAAGCCTGGTCCTGTACTGTTTTTAGCTGTTTTAAAAGGGTTATCCTTCTGATCAGAGCAGCTATCTCAGCCTTACTGGAGTTAAATGGTGCAGGTTGAAGGGGGTTCATTGTTAAGGCTTTTGTCCATTGCATAAACTTAGATGCCTTGTTAAGTTCCTCAAGCCTTGTTTGTGCATTTTTAATTTGAGTAGTTATATCAGGCGGAGTGAACTTACCAATTCCTTTAGGGATCTTCGATGCCGTCTCCAATATCTTCCCTAATAAAGTAGCCATGGTTTGCATTCCCCTTATAACTTCAGGATCTTTAAAAGCTTCTGTAAGATTTTCAAGGGCTTTTGAAGCAGATTCAATAAAACCCGTTTTCCCCGCTTTTATTTTTAAATCCATCCATGCCTGGGAGAACTGATTTGAAGCTGATACAGCTTTTGCAACATGCCCGGAAAAATTATCACTCAGATACTGTCCAAAATCAACAAGCGTCTGCATGGTTAATTTCCCCTGCTTCATCATTTTTCTAAAGGCTACCTCTGGGACATGCGCCGACTTTGCTAATAGGCCAAATGCTCCGGGAAGAACATTAGATAACTGGAGGGTAATTTCCTGGGAAATTCCTTTCATGCCTTTTGAAGCCATCTGCTGCACTGCAAGTAGGGCATGATATGTGTCCTCGCTTGTTAACCCCAACGTGGATGTAGCTTTAATTACGCCATTATAAATAGTGTGAATATCTTTTAATGAGACCCCTGTCTTTATAGTTGCCGCAAGAAAATCTTTATACGCCGGTAAGAGAGCGTACATATCCTGCCCATATTTATTTGACAGCTCTCTTAAATATTCAAGCTCCTTTGTTGCTTTTGCAGTGCTTCCGGTTATTTCCTCCATGGTCTTTACAAGGCGCTTATATAAAAGCCCAGCATCCCAGAAAGCGCCAGATACTCTTTTTACCGTATACCCTAAAGCCACCATAGCCAAACTGGCTGCACCAATTGTTTTCCCAGCTGAACTAAAACCGGCTTTTATCCCTGTTCCAATCTCCCTTAAAGCACCTTTTGTATCCCCTGCTTTCCTTCTGAGTTTTGCCATTTCAAGCGAGGTAAGTTTTAATGACCTACCTAAATTTTTAATAGCTCTTTCAGCCTGTTTCTCTGCCTTTACGTTAAGTAGCCTTCTCTGTAGAGCTTTAAACTCAGAGTTAGTCATTTTTACATTTTTAAGCAGATCCTTATCCAGTGATACTCCAAGTTTTTTCATGTCAGCAGAAGTTACGGCGGACACTCGATTCAATTTAGAAAGATCTTTATAAAGATTAGCTATCGCCTTCTGTGCAACCAAAGGAGTAATTGCATTCCGCATACCATTTGATATGTCTGTACCGGCCTCTTTAGCAAGTATCCTAACCTTACGGAAGTCTCTTTTTAATTCCGACATATCACCTTTAAACTCTACGTATACGCCTGGGATTTTAAGCATGGTCAACGTTCCCTTCTTTTATTCTTTGTCGTGCCAATTTAAGGACAGCTATAAAAACAGCGTCCGGATTATCGGGGTTTAATCTTTTAACGGTAATATCCACAGCTTTAATGTCAATGTCGATAACCCCACCCATGGGAGCAATAATAACCTGGTTGCAACATTGGAGGTAAACATTCACTATATCTATATTTTCAGATAATAATGGCGGCGTGCATGTATCACAGGGAGGTATTTTTTTTATAGCCTTATAAGCCTCTTTACATTCTTCACAATCAGGCCGGTTAAACAACCTGGATACATGCTTCGTCAGTTTTTTTCGCTGGCTTCCGCTTTCTTTTTCAGCAAATCAGTTATCTCATCAAGTTTTTCATTAATCCACTCAGCAAAAACCGGAGAGTTATCTAAAAGATAAACTGCCATTTTAGAAGAATATTCTATCTTTTTCTCTTCTTCATCTTTTAGGTTCCCCCATCCTGGGAGACAATACTCCCATAAAAGAAGATCATATAGGTCTTCGTTAATTTCATAATATTCATAAACAACACCTTTTACGTTTTTAAACCGCCGTGTATGAGTCTTCCCCCGGATTTTTTTTAATACATTCGCCGTTGCTGTCCGAAGTAAAACAAACGCAGCCTCCTCAGCCTCTTCTTCAAGATACATTTTTAAAGGGGGATTAGGATTACCGATGTCAATATGCATTAGCTTATTGTCTCCACTTTATATTCCATGAGTCCGTCACAAGTGAAATCAAAAGAGAACTTGGAAGTTTCAGACCCGCCATCTTTGCCGGATTTTATGCTTGTAATAACAAGGCCAAGCGAACCGGTTTTTGGCGTCCAATATACAGCCTTCTCACCCGTAACATCAGTAAAGACCTCATAAAATTTAATATCTGTCATCTTCGTCTTACCGGTAAACGCAGCCCGAATTAAATCTTGACCGGTTGTATCCGCCAAAGCGTTTACCCCACTTCCTGTTCCAGAATAAGATTGGACACCATAATCTGCTGACTTCGAGTTATCAATAAGATCAACAAACTCTTCCACAGCATTCGCCCCGTCAATAGACCAGCTACCCATATGTAATACTGCTGTTGCCCCGATATAAATCGGACCTTTTCCTGTTACTTTTGCCATTTTTATTTTTCTCCTATATGAATTGAAAATTCAATAATATATCTTTTTATGCTGTCTTCTCTTATTTTCCTTTGAGTCACGCGCCTGAATCTTATTAAATCATATCCCGGGACCACTAAGGAACAACCATTAAAATCACTATCAGCTTGGTCAAAAAGAGTTAAAATTTCTGACTCTCCTTGAGAATAAATATCAAGCTGGGCTGTGAACTCTTCTTGTTTATTGTCTTCAAGATCATAAACCGGAAACCCGGACGGAAACGACCATACGGCATAAGGGCAAACTGTTCCCTGGGGAGCAACGTCCGTGTACATCCTCCCGCTTAATGCTGCATACAATAAGCCTGTTACTGTGTATTCTCTTAACGTAACAAAAAAAGCTTTCATGTTAGAGTCACCTTTGTTTCAGCTATAACCTTATCCCTTGCAGGTCTCATGAAAGGAGTTGCAGGCATTTTTGCAACTACTGTAGCGAAAATAACCTTCCCATCTATTTCAAACCTCATTTTTTTTTTAACAAGAGGCTTTCGCGGCCCTTCTGTCCCATATTCAACAAGAAAGGCATGATTTCCCTTGCCTTCTTTCCCGCTCGCGGCTATACAAACCCATCCGCCATCTTCATACTTGCTTTTTTTCGCCTTAATTGACATTTCAAGATTGCCAGTGACATTATTTATATTTCCACGGGCATAGCTTGCGCAGGATGTAGCCATATCTTTATAGACATCTTCCGTTAAAGCATTAAATTTTTGGAAAAAATCACGCTCTACATCGTCATTAATAGCAGTTTTAACATTAACTTTGATCAATGCTTTTCTCCACAGCTTCAATTAAAAGCTCTCTGTGTCTATTGTCTATGTCCACAATTTTTCTGATATCATAATATTTATCATCAGAAAAAATGCGCATACTATATTCAAGACCGCTTATAAACCTCAATGTAAAAAGAGTAGTTATCGCTGTTTGTGTCTGTCCTAACCTTTCATATTCATAACCCTTTAATACATTTTTGCTTGATCTCCTGGTTATAAAATCAACCCAGGTAACAACAGCGTCCCCTGTATCGTCCATGGTTGTTACAGGTTTCTGGAAGGTGACAACATTTCTTGCTATCTTTCCTGACCTCATATGCCAGCTCCTATACCAGGGACGATATAGCTGTCCAGAACTGAATCAATAAAATCTCTGGGCATATTACTAACCCCAAATCTGCCACTCTTACCCAGTACAAAATTTTCTCTCTGTTCATATAACCCGGCAACCCTGACCATTATCCATATCCGGATATCTTCAGGAGTGGTTGGCAGGCCTTCAACAACCTGCCAACCAGCCTTAAACTTAATCATAATATCTGCCGGGCTATCCCCATCAGAAGGCCAAGCTGTAACAGGAGACAAATAACCCACCAACCCTGTTTTTTTTATTGAATATAAGCTCGTATCCACTATTTGGGTTTCCCCGTCTGTATCTTTATATTCAATAGACGTTACAGAATTTAAATTTGGCCTCAAAAAAATATTCCCATCTGGGAACGATTCGAGATAGAGCATAAACTCAGCCTCCACAAATTGCCGGCCTGTAATATTCTGACCATGGGCGGTAAAGGCTTTGATGTAACTATTAATTAAATCTATTTCATCAAAATCTTCCACTACAGCGTGCAGCATAGCTTCAGTATATGAAACGGGATAGATTAAAGGTGGTGTTATAATAGTAAAAGGCATAAGCGATTATCCTTTCTTACCTTTTTTCTTTTTGGCAAGACTTTTATATGCAGGTGTATATCTCGCTATTTTTAACTTCTTAACAAGCAAAACGGCCCTGGCCTCAGAAACAGAGACAATCGATCCCGGCACGAAACCCGCCCAGTTTGATTTTAATTGTATTTCAGCCATAACCACCTTATGCCTCCACTTTCTAATCAACTATTTTAGTTGTGTTGTGATATCTTTCCCCGCTGCACCAATATGTCGCGCTTACGATATTAGCAGCGTTAGAAGCCCCGGCACGGACCTGTAGACAATCAAAATCATTGTTAACATCAATGGCCTCGGCTGGGACCTCAAAAACAACAATTTTGTTTTTCACTGCGGCATCGGTTGTAAACGCCACTCCATCTGTTTGTTCCACCATAACATCAGATGCTGCAGCGTCAAGAACTGCATAAATCTTGACATCTTGGGCTAAAGCTTTGGCCGCTGTCCCCGCAACTGCTGTGGCCTGATAAAGGGTTAAAGCTACTGTGGCTGCGTTGCCTTGTGTGATTTGCACTGCCACTGTGACGTGATCGGCTTTTTTTATGGAAATGTAATCACCGGCTAAAGCACTCCCCCCCGCTGCAGGAGTTATGGCAATAATAGGATGGGCTTTTTCAGAAATATTCATTTTGTTATATCCTTTTTAAAAAAAATTATCATTATGCTCTTGTGGCAAGTGTCACAAATGGCGACAACGTATTGCTCCCTTTAAGGGGAGTTATCGGTTTATCATGCATTGGTTGGCCGTTATTCCTTTTAATCCATCTGAAAACCTTTTCATCTGTAAGAAATCTTACATGGATAGATTCTGCCTCTTCCGTTGCCCCTTTCCCAATTCGCAGGTACTGACTGAAATCACCAAGTACAATATCCCCTGCTGTCCCAAGAGTTTCACAAAATTCAATAGGGACAATAGGGATGCCAAGAAGTATACCGTATGGCGCATTAGCAAACGACCCACCGGGGATAAAAACTGGCTGGTCTCCAACAATCATTAATGGAAATTGACCGAGCGTATCCTGGTTTACAAACCATGCGGCAGTTTGCAAATTCCCATAAAAACGGGTAAACATGTTAATTAAATTTTTAATATTTATGCTTTTAGCTACCTGGGAAGTCTCTTTGGCAACCGTGATCAAAAGATCACTTTTCATAATACCAAGATGCTGACCGGAACCGGTGCCCTCAAATATTTCTTGATCACTCTTAAAAGCAAAAGCCTTGGGAACGGCATTTTTTACCATACCTGTAAGTGCAACATGGTCCCTGAGCATCCTGTTTGTAACTTTCATCAAAGCGTACATGTCATATAACTTGACCTCAGCAGGCTCAATATCGGCAGTTACCCATTTATCCATGGTCTCCCTTTCAGCTTTTCTGTAAGCCTTAACCCCTCCAAGGAACACACCCGCGCTCCTGTCTCTGTCATCAAACCTGAAATACTCAAAACTATCGGAATTAGGACCGATGGGTTGAGAAGCACATCTCGATGTTAATACACCTGTTTCAACTTCTGTCTGAACAATAGTTTTTGCTTTGTCAGATTCAACAAGATACCCGCCTTCAGAATCAACACCTGTTGAAAAACCTGATTCATTAACAACTTTCTGGAATCGCTCCCTTGCAGCAGGGGCTTCTTTGGTATCTTTTGCCATCTCAACAAAATCAAGTAATTGTTCCCCAATGGTATCATAAACAGGTTTAGCCTTCACTTCGACAGTAGTTTCAGCCGGAATAAAAGATTCTCCCTCATCTGCAACATCAAACACACCTGATAGCCTTGTTTCTCTCTCAATAGCTGCTTTAATAGTTTCAACCTCTGCCAAAAGATCTTCAAACTGTGTGTTGACCTCATCCGTCCATTTTTCGTCCGGGTTTTCTGTGTGAAGTGCACGGGCTTTTTCTGAAAGTGCTTTCATTTTTTCCCGCATTTCTTGAATAGTCATAATACTTTATCCTTTTTTTAAAAATTAATAATTTTGCGGAACAGCCCGCTATATACACACCTCAGCCAGCCTTATTTGCCTGGCTATTGAGTCCATATCATATTTACTTTCCGGTTTAGAGCCTTCTTTTTTGGCAGCAGTAAGATGTCCCGGAACATGATTATATATTGATAAATCAAATTCATTTTTTACTGGTATTGCCTGGACAATCTCATCAACAAACCCAAATTCTAAAGCCTCGGCTGAAGAAAACCATGTTTCTTTGTCCATCCATTCCTGGATCTGCTTTTTATCTTGCCCTGTGACCTTGACATAACTTTCACATAGGCTTGCATCCATTTTATTTAAAGCCTCTCCCCATGATAATAGCTCATCCCCATTCCCCCATAAACCGGAAGTTGCCCGGTGGATCATAAGAAAACCACCATCAGCAATAATTCGAGAATCAGCTCCCTGAATCAAGAAAGACGCTGCTGAGGCAGCCATCCCATCAATATGAACAATAAACTTTGCAGGATGGTTTACCATAGCCATTTGTATTGCTCTTGCTTCAAAAATATCGCCTCCTGGACAGTTTACCCTTACATGAATAAGTTTCGCCGTTTTTAAAGCATCTATCTCTTTCAAGAAACTCTTAGCAGAGACGCCCCACCATTGATCTATTTCATCATAAATATAAATAGTTCCTTCTTCCCCATCTGAAGAAAGACTATTTGTAAAAGCCTTCTGTTTTTGATGCCCAAATCTTTTATTAATCATTGGCATTTTGTTTTCCTTCTGTTATTTTGTCTGGTGGATTATAAAGTTGGTCACTTTCAGGTGCTAAATCAGGAGGGAGCCCTTCTATTTTTCTGATTTCATTTTTCGACATATACCCTGGGTATTGATTGCCACCAAGAGCAATCTGGTAACTTTTGTTTCTTGTTTCTATATCTGCCCTAAGAAGAGCGTCAAGATTAAATTTACAAAATTTTTGTGAATCACGGATTATCTTCCTATCTATCTCCTGTTCAATCCTTTTAAGATGCTTCCGCAACGTAAATTTTACAAACCCTAAAACTTGCTCGCTTAACCCTGTCCCCCAAGAGGTAGTTTTTTTCATAGCCCCTACCAACCATGGGGGTACTCCGTAAAATCTACAAATATCTTCAACTTGGTAATCTCTACCTTCGATCATCTGAGCGTCACTGGCATTCATACCAAGATTCGTTACAACAGCACCATTCATCCCAATAAATGGTTTTCTTAAATTATCAAGAGAACTATATCTCTCTTTTAAATACTTCTCTAATTCAATTCTGGCAGTAGGAGTTAACCCTGCTGGGTAGGTAATAGCCACATCACTTGTAATCGCATTCGTAAAATAATGAGAATTAAATTGCTCTCCAGCAAGACCAAGGCCAATACCTTCACGCGCTGCAGTAATAGGGCTCATCCCCTTTAACCCATCCCAACCGATACAAGGAAAATGCAAGACATCGTCCTGATCAAAAAACAATGATTTATTTTGTATCCGCATCTGATATATAAGCCGAGTTTTTTGTTTGTTAAGCCGTGGTTCTGTTCTCTCAGCAGGCACCCAATACAAAGCCCGTGGTTCTCCTGTTTTGTATCGAATAATCAAAGCATATCCATTCCCAGATAAAAACATATTCGTATATATCGCTTCCCAAAACACATACGCGGACATTGTAATATTCGGCTGCCTATTTAAAAGAGGCCGTAATCTTGAGCTGTGTAAAACCTCGTCAAAACCTTTTCTGTCGGTTTTAATTACGCATGGTAAACTCGCAATTGTCCCAGCAAGAAGACTAACACAAGCATATACAGCAGAAAACTTCATAGCTGTCTTCTCAGTAACTGATATCCCTGATATAGAAAGCCCCGTTTTTTCCGTTACAAGATCAAAAAGCTTATCATCATTTAAATCAAATGTCTGGTTAATGACTTTCTTTTGCCAAGGCCATTTCATATTCTCAAAAACCCCTCCGTAATCAATTTATGCTCAGATTCATTCTTTATTGCTCTGTCAAGCGCCATAATCAATGCTATTATCAAATCTATTTTCTCAGAGGATTTTTCTTTATCAGGTTTATAATTCCCTGAAGGCCCTCTATGAACCACTACATTTTGAGCACACCAATTTAAAACAGGGTTGTTATTGTGAGCTATTAAACCAAGCAAAACCAACATTTCAAAATCTTTAGACGGCGGAGACATTGTTGACCAATTCTGGACCATTTTTACACACGTGAAATCTTTTTCCTGTAACCTAAGAATTAACTGCGCAGCATTGTATGGATCATAAGCAATCTCTTGGATATCATACCTGGCATTATCTTTTTCAATCTGATATTCAATAAAATCAAAATCGGTAACCATTGATGGCGTTGCATGAAAATGACAAAAGGGATCATCCATCCATATATTATAATTAACACCATGTTTTTTAGCTCTCTCTCTTATGTTCCCCACAGGGACGAAACTATGAGGGATTATATAATACGGATCAGGATGGATATATTCTTTTCCCCTTAAAGCAATCTCTATTTCATCCTCATAGTCATTTAAAAAAATAGGAAAGTTCCTCTCTTTTATTTCAGGATGTTGATTCTTAATCTCTTTAACTATCTCTTTTCGAAATTTTTGTTTTTGGGAAGAAATACTTTCCTGCTCAGGCGGAAAAACATGCACTAAAGCTGCAAGATCATTTACTGTCGCAAGATCAAGAGCAGAATAACATTTTTTGTTTATTAATGACTGTTCATCAAATTCACCAGAACAAGCATACCATTGTTGCATATCTAACCATGGTGAGGCAGAAGAACACCAAATATTTAAATGCTTAGTTTTAAAATTTATAAAATCACTTGGCTTTTCTTTTGCTTTCTTAGCCATAGTCCTTAATTTATTAATTGTTGTCGGAATATATTTTATATTAGGATTCGCTTTTTCCCATACATTCTCATTAAACGGATCCTCTTTTTCATCAAGAGTATAAATAATACAAAGTAAGGAATCATTAAATACATCAATATCAGGATTAAGTATATTGGTACAATACTCCCGCTGCTGATAACATGGGCCAGAAGGATTTACCCCTGCAGTTGTAATTACATACATTAAGGGTTGAGTCCGCGCACCGAAAGCTGAATCTAAAACTTGGTACATCCCATCTGTTTTATGAGCATGATATTCATCAACCGACGCATAATGAGGGTTCAACCCATCTTCTGTGTCTGAATCTCTGCCTAACGGCTCAAATTTACTAAAAGTTGAACTTATACTTATGTTATCTCTTAAAATCCTGGCCTTATCATTAAGCTCTGGAGTCATTTTAATAATTGCTTTCACATTTTCGTGTATAATCCTTGCCTGTGATAACTTTGTTGCTACCGTATAACATTCTGCACCAGATTCACCATCAGCTTCAAACATATATGTCCCTACGCAAGCAGCTTCAAAACTTTTACCATACTTCCGGGCAACTTCCTTATAGACTTCTGTAAACCTCCGTGTTCCATCTATTGCTTTTAACCAACCAAACAAACACCAAAAAAAGAAAATCTGGGACGGTGTCGGTTCAAAAAACTTACCAGCAAATGACCCCTTATAATGTTTATATGTACGGACTGTATCAAGAAAATAATCTGCCATCTCTGTAGAAAAAACATAACCACGCTCATGTGCATGATAAAGATCATCAAGTTGCCTCTGGCATGCCCATTTTGTGTATTTACATGCTGGGATATCCCCATTAAGGACATCTGTCAGGTATTTAAACCCTGCATGACTTGTTATGTCAGAAGATAACTTCATGATTCATTCACAGCCTTTAAATGATATCTTTTTTGAGCCGATGCAAGCGCTTTTTCTCGTTTCTCAGTCATAAGTTCCTCTCGTGTTTTTTCTTTTTTTTCTGGAGAAAGAACAGTTACTTTTTGTCGATCATATGGAGTCATACCAAACTTACTTAACCCAGACATCACCCGTCCCCATGCATTTTGCATGTCCACAATAGCAGAATTTTTTTTACTAACACCTTTAGCATCAAGCCAATACCGCCCTGTCTTTTCAATTTCTTTTTTGCACTCCCTATATTCTTCAAAAGCTTCCGCAACCATCACAAGCGCAAGCCGGTCAGACCGTGCCATTACCCGCATCCCTGTATTTCCAACAACTTCTTTAAGGTCATAAAAAGCCCTTTTCCCTATACGTCCCATCCATTTTGGAGGATCAGGAATATTTTGGTCAGGTACAGGAATATTCGCCTTTTTTGGTCTATGACCTGGGAACCCTTGTAATTTTTCTTGTTCAGCTGTTTTCACTTGATATTCCTACATTCTCGCCATAATAGCCGACGATTTTAAAAACTTTCTCAATTTTTGCGGAGAGAAAAAAAAGGGG